CAGTGGGATTGGTCACACAAGCTTGTTGGTAAGGTGAACAAGGAGATTTTGATTCCTGTCACTGACCCCGGCGATAGGTCATTTCTATTCAAGACTATGAAACAGGGCTGTCTGGATTATCTGCTTCACATGATTGATAAGAAGAGAAATAACCCGTGGACTCGATCAGAACATATGGGAACTGGAGCAAAACCAACCCTCGACAATATCCATCTGACTCATAGTTGGGTGGTAAGTCAGTATGCTGGTGACTTCAATCCTTTCCACCACCACAACGGTGACTTCTCTGCCGGTGTTTATCTCAAGGTGCCAGAGGGTATGAATGATGAGTGGGAAGAAGATTTTCAAGATCACTATCCAGCCAAGGGTTTGATTGAATTTGGGTTTGGTGAGTCACAACCATTTCGTGCAGATAATATAAAATTCAAACCAGAGGTGGGCAAGTTTCTTGTGTTTCCATCTTGGTTGAAGCATCTTGTGTATCCCTTCTCTGTAGAAGGTGAACGGCGCATGATGAGCTTCAATGCGACCATTATAAATAGAACGAAAGAATAATTATGATATTAGTTGACATGAACCAAATTTCAGTTGCATCCGTGATGATGCATCTGCACATGACAAAGCAGACTGCACCCGATGAGGATATGGTTCGCCATATGATTCTGAATTCCCTACGCATGTATCGCATGAGGTTCTGCGATGAGTATGGTGAACTGGTTCTATGCTATGACTCCAAACACTACTGGCGTCGGGATTATTATCCTGAGTACAAGCACAGTCGCAAGAAGGGTAGAGAAACTTCTTCTAACGATTGGGATGCTATCTTCGAAGTGCTGAATGCAATCAAGGCAGAACTGAAAGAGTTCTTTCCCTACAAACATCTTGAAGTGTATGGTGCAGAAGCAGATGATATTATTGCTGCACTGTGTGGTGAGTTGGAGTTCGATAACGGTAAGACGTTGATCCTGTCAGGCGACAAGGATTTCATTCAGTTACAGAAGTTCCGTAACGTGACACAATACAGCCCCATCACCAAGAAGTTTGTTAATGGTGTTGACCCAGATATCTATCTGAGTGAGCATGTTCTAAAAGGTGACAGTAGTGACGGCATTCCAAACGTGCTATCACCAGACAATACCTTTGTTGATGGGCTGCGACAGAAACCTCTGAGCAGGAAGAAAATTCAGGCTATGGTTGAGGGAGAGTTTCCTAACGATGAGGTCAAACGAAACTTTCAGAGAAACAAGAGACTGATTGACCTCAAAGAATCACCACCTGAGTTATTTTTTGATATACTGAAAGAATACAAAGATGCACCAGATGGTGACCGTAGCAAACTACTAAATTATTTTACACAGAAGAGGTTGAGAAACCTCGTTGAATCGATAGGAGAATTCTAATGGCGATAGACACATATACACGCAGTTTTGCTGAAATCTTGACACAGGTTTCTAAGATCAAAACAAAGAAAGAGAAAGTTCAATTTTTGAGGCAGTACCAGACTGATGCACTTCGCATGATCTGCAAGTCGTCTTTTGACCCAAAAATCGTATGGGAACTACCCGAAGGTGATGTACCATACACACCAAATGATGCACCAGAAGGAACAGAGCATACTTCATTGCAGCAAGAGGTGAGGAAATTGTATCACTTCATCAAGGGCGGTAATCCCGGCATGCATCAGAATAAACGTGAATTGATGTTCGTTCAGATGCTTGAAGCGCTTCAGGCTGATGAAGCAGAACTGCTGGTTGCTGCAAAGAAGAAGGAACTGCACCGCAAATACAAGGGTTTGATGAATACAAACGAATCGAACCTGCTCAGTATCCACAGGCCAAGGGTATGGCATCAGGTGGTTAACTTTTTTTGAGTTTCCTTTAGAATCAATGACTTAGACGCTACGATTTTTGTTGACATATCCGAATCCGTATGGTATAGTTAGTTATACACTGAGAAAACAAAGGAAGAGACATGAACAACGAAATGACCGCCCTGATTGAGAACATCAAAGCAGACTACTTCAATTGGACCACACGGTGTGCTGGTGCCAAGGGTCTAGACGCCCTGACGGAAACCAACGAGACGATGATTGATGAGTTCAACGAAAAAATCACTTACAAGGTGGGAACTAAGTACATCAAGGTCTTCCGTGAAGGTGGTAGCGTTTGGGGTTTTGTTGTCAACACCGATAACGACAAGAAGTTCAAAAAGGGTGACATTCTGAAAGCCGCTGGTTGGGCTGCTCCTGCTCGGAACTTTCCCCGTGGAAACATTCTCAAAGGTGGTTACACTGTTCGTTGGACGGGAGCTTTCTACTAAGATGAAACGTGCTCTCGTTGAGAGTGCGGTTATCTTCTGCATCAGTGAGTTAATGCCTCGGATGCGAACCCTTGAGATTGAGGTCAACATCAAGAACCTCAAGAGTGAGGGTGTTGCTGGTTGGTGTTACGAAGGTGACAACAATCGGGACTTCTATATTGATGTTGATAAAAGTCTTACTGGTGGAGAGCTGTTAGAAACTGTGTGTCATGAGATGGTGCATGTTTGGCAGAGTGCCACTCGTAAGATGAAGGACATGACTCATGGTCGCAAGATGTACATGGGTAAGGTCTATGATGAAACCACCGCGTATGAGGATGAGCCTTGGGAGATTGAGGCGTATGCCATGCAGGGTGATCTGTTGAAAAAATTTGGAGAGGAATATACAAATGGGTAAGATGAATAATTGGATGATGGACATGGAAGAATATACCGTGTCCGCCATTGAGTGTGGTGCAACGTCCACCAGTGAGGTTGTTGCCTTTGTCAACACCAAAATGTCTGTTGTCGATGAAAAATTTGTCGTCAAAAAGATTAAGGAACTTATGGGGGCCTCAATCGAGTCGGGTCAATTTGATAATGGGTGAAGCATGAACGGACTTGAAGCATTTATAATTGGGACTGCGATTGTTGCGGGAGCTCCCAATCCACCCACTGTTCAATATGATGAGTCTGCAACCTGTCTTGCAAAGAACATGTATTATGAGGCAAGGAACCAAGGAACTGCTGGATGGATGGCTGTCACAGCGGTTGTTTTGAACCGTGTAAATGATGACAGGTTTCCTAATACAATCTGTGAAGTGGTGCAAGAAGGACCAACTAGACCATCTTGGAAAGACCCTAAAGTAAAAATTCCTATCAAGCATCGATGTCAATTCTCATGGTTCTGTGACGGTAAGTCAGACAAACCAAAGAGTAAGACTACATATAATAAGATGTTGAGTCTTGCTGATTCTATTTTATCAAATGAACTGCCGTTCTATGATATCACTGATGGTGCAACACACTACCATGCAGACTATGTAATGCCATCATGGGCAAAGACCAAGAGAAGGACTGTAGAGATACAAGACCATATTTTCTACAAATGGGAACGATGAGTCATTTTAGGTTTATTGAAAGAAACATTGATGTAAGTACCATCCTCGCTGATATTAAAGAGGAGGATTGGGCTGTAGCAGGGTCACTACAGGGTGCTGCTGGAGATACGAAACCATACGGGTTTCTACCTCTTACTATGGCTGCGGTGAAACACCCTGACGATGATCCGAAGAAGACTGAACTTCAACAGAACACTCCTATGTATTACCGTTATCCCGGCATCAGGAAGTGGTTGAAGACTTACAAGTTACATCGACACTCACGGGCAGCATTCTTCAGACTACGGCCGGGTGAGACACTAGGAAGACATATAGATGAGGGTAACTACTACCTAACGCGGGATAGGTATCATCTATCTTTGCAGGGTACATATCTATACACGGTTGAAGACGAGTCACACCAGATCGAACCCGGCACATTTTTCTGGTTTGATAACAAACGTCCACACGAGTCATACAACAATGGTGATGTTGATAGGTTGACATTTGTGTGGGACGTTCCTAAAGGTAGGAGAAATCCATGATTGAAATATTTGATAATGTTCTGGGTACTAACAAATATGATCAAGAGATATCCCATTTAAAATGGTCATACGAGTATCAACCAATAACCCCGCCCTTGCTTAACAAGCACTGGTATTCAGATGGTAAAGGTTTCATTGATGACCTGTTCAAAGACTTAGTAGGAGCAATCCAATTAGAAGGAATTGACACTATCGCCGCTTCTTACCTTCTTGGTCATACTCATGGATTAGAGCAACAAGCCCATTATGATGCTTGTGACTTTACCATGATATATTATCCAAAACAGTTGTGACCAGATGCATCAAGGACAACCAGTTTCAAAGTATTGTCAGGAATTGCGGCCAATCGTCGTATTTCAATGTAATGCTAAAAGCGCAATGATAGAAAGATTATCATGGCAGAGGTGATATCACTGACAGACCTGATTGAGTCTAGACTCAAGAAACAACAGGAGATTGAGTATTATCAGGAAACGCTGATAAAACTACAAAGAAAGATTGCTGAGTTGGATAAGGAAGTTGGTATCACAACTATAATTATTGACATGATTGAGTCCGAAAGGGTCTTGACATTAGATGAAAAACAAGGTAAGATGTTATTGTTGAATTCGAAAAGGAAAGAAGAATGAGCGCTGTTATGGATACGATTGAGGAAATGCAATGAATATTTTTTACCTAGACCGTGACCCTGTAATTGCTGCACAGATGATGTGTGATAAGCATGTGGTCAAGATGATACTGGAGAGCGCACAGATGCTCTCCACTGCCCATCGTGTCCTTGACGGGGATGAGTATGCTGATCGTAGGGGTCTGTATAAACTGGCTCATAAGAATCATCCAAGTACAATCTGGGTTCGTTCCAGTTTGGAAAATTACACATGGCTGTACGACCACATGGTTGCTCTTATGGTAGAGTACACTTATCGGTATGGCAAACACCATGCTACAGAACGGTTGCTTGCACCATTGTTTAAGTCTCCCAAGAATATGGATTTTGAAACATTCTTCAGTGACCCACCCCAGTGTATGCCCGAAGAATGCAAAGGTGATGACACTGTGCTTGCTTATCAAAAGTACTATATAGTAGAGAAATCAGGGTTTGCAAAGTGGAAAAACAGAACTGTACCGGAGTGGTTTAATGCAAAGAGAGAGTCATTGGGATTACATGGCGCGGCGAATGCGTGAGGAAAAAAATTATATGTATGGTAAGGTTGGTCTAACCAGCATAGAAAGAGAATTACTCAGTAGAGTAGAAGAACTGGAACATAAGGTTTCCTTGCTTGGTGGTGACCCTAAACAACTGGAGATGGACGTATAATGCCAACATATACATTTTATGATAGCAAGACGAAAAAACAGTGGGATGATATGATGCCTAATTCTGAACGTGAAGAGTATCTAAAGGATAATCCACATATCAGTCAAATCCCCGGCGGGTTTGCTTTTGTCGGTGACCATATCATGGGCATTGGTCCAAAACAAGATGGTGGTATGACAGAGAACCTTCAACGGATTGCAGCTGCACATCCCGGCACACCCCTTGCAGATCGTTATGGTGGTGAACCCACAAAACAACAGAAAACACGCGCAGTGCTTAAAAAGCATGGTGTTATCTAGTATAAATATAATTGATGCGGGCGAGAAATCAAACTTCAGCACTGCTGCACTGCGGCAACGGAAGCTGGGAAGTCACTCCGCCCATGCATCAGAGGGGGGTCCATTTGGAACCCCCCTCTACCTAATTTTTAAGGATATATAATGGCAAGCGTTAAGAAAAACAAAGAGATCAATCATAACAATTTGGTGGCAATCAAGCCCATCACTGACAATCAGAAAGTAGTTTTTGAATCCTTCAAGAAGGGTAAGAATCAATTTATGTTTGGCGCTGCAGGCACAGGTAAAACCTTTGTGTCTCTATATCTTGCACTGCAAGCAGTCATGGATTTGAAAACCAAATACGAGAAGGTGGTTCTGGTTCGTTCACTCATTCCTACACGCGAGATTGGTTTCCTGCCGGGTGATGAGGAAGACAAAGCTGCACTCTATCAGGTGCCGTATCAGAACATGGTTCAGTTCATGTTTGAACAACCTAACGAACAGTCATTCAGCAATCTGTATGATCGTCTCAAGGGACAGGGTACACTATATTTTCTGTCAACTTCTTTCCTAAGAGGGTTGACATTTGATAACGCAATCATTATAGTAGATGAATGTCAGAATATGAACTTTCACGAACTAGACACAATCATCACTCGCGTAGGACAGGACTCTCGTATGAGTTTAACTGTACTGAGTATACTATCGGTGATATTGTCCGTAGTGGCTTCGTTCGTAGTTATCTCATTAATAAGATTAAACTTGGGATAGGAATGGAATAATGAATTTAGAACAATTTAGAGAACAACTAGAAATCGATGAAGGTGTGAAATATGAGGTATATAACGATCATCTTGGTTATGCTACTTTTGGCGTGGGCCATTTGGTCCTTGAGTCTGACCCTGAATACGGTGATCCCATCGGCGCTCCCGTCAGTGAGTCCAGAGTCATTGAGGCCTTCGAACAGGATTGCGAAAACGTCTTGCGAGACTGCAACATCCTTTACGAAGACTTTGGCGATTTGCCAGAAGAAGCTCAGCAAGTGATTGCCAATATGATGTTCAATATGGGGCGGCCGCGCTTGAGTAAATTTAAGGGTATGAAACGTGGTGTAGATTCCCGTGATTGGAATGCAGCAGCAGATGAGATGGTTGACTCAGCGTGGTATCGTCAGGTCACCAATCGAGCAGATAGATTAGTGAAAAGGATTCGTGCGTTATCATAAGTTATAAATATATTATAAATGGAGATTAAATATGGCAACTTACACAGTCACAAGGGTTGTAACAAGACCTAACACTTCAACTTTATGGCCTGATGAATACATGGCTGTCGATGCTGGCGAACAGATCGATGGTTATGTGAACTTAAAATCGGCAGGAAAGGTTTCCCTATCTGTTAGTGTTTCTAGCGATGGTCTAACACAAACTGGAATTTTTGTTTGGGAATCCAAAGAAGAGTATATAAGAAATCTTCCTAGTGGAGATAATCCCGACCCTGCATGGCTATCGGCACGGAAGGTATATAATAATTACATGGTATCTGCTGGCATAACTGCCAGAACTACAGCAGAAGATGGAACAGTTAGAATTTTTAATAGTTCTAATAATATGTGGGAATTACAGGAATAGAAACTAAAATAATGTTTAATCATGTACCAGTTGAGTTGCAAACTATAACAGCAACAAATAAGGACGGTGTTCGTCTATACGCAACACCAGAGGGTAACAAGTACCCATCAATCACAACCGTGCTCGTCTATATGAGACACCAGACGGTAACAAATACCCATCAATCACAACAGTACTATCTGTACGAAACAAGCAGGGGTTGATGGAATGGCGTAAACGTGTTGGTAACGATGTTGCAAACTACGTTGCACGAACTGCTGCTGCAAGAGGAACCAAAGTTCATCACATGTGTGAGGACTACCTCAACAACATGCATCTTGACTTTCCCGAAAAGTGGATTGAACACAAAAAGAACTTCCTGCCATAATGTCTTTTTAATCAACTGAAAGACAAAGTATTATGCAATATTAATAACATTTATGCACAAGAAGCGGGCCTTTACAGTGATAAATATAAGGTAGCGGGCAGAGTAGATTGTATTGCAGAATATGATGGAACACCTTCCATTATTGACTTCAAGACATCCTCTAAAGAACGCAATGATGATTGGAATGAAAGTTATTACATTCAAGGCTCTGCATTTATTACATTCAAGGCTCTGCATATGCAGAGATGTTCGGAGAGAGAACAGGGATTGAAATCTCACAGGTAGTTATTCTCGTAGTCACAGAGGACGGAACTGTTCAAGAGTTTGTAAAGGACAAAAACAATTATCTAGATGCGTTAGTCGAATCCGTTGCAGAATGGAGAAGACGTAATGAAGTATCTAACATTCCTAACAGCACTGCTGCTTAGCACACCAACCTTTGCACAAGAACCACCATCTTTCTTTCAAACACAGAAACCAGTTCTTTGTTCAAAACTAAACACTATTCTGGGTATAATTACAGGTATGGGTGAGGAGCCTTATGCATATTGGACTGACCCTGATAACGATACTGTCAATCTAATGTACGTTGGAGACAGTGGAATTACCATCATTGAATCTTTTTCGGATGGCAATGCATGTATCATTGGGTCAGGTAAAGATGTGGGATTTGTGAACAAGTCAACAAAAAGTTCCTTGACTTTCAACGGAGAAGATGTTATATATAACAGGTAACGTTGATGATGACTCAACGCTGTACTGGACGCGGGGGCAGTACCCGCCGCCTCCACCATAAACACATGAGGATATAATGAATTGGGATTGTCACTGGATTAGTTGGTTTAAAGGAACTCCTTTTCAATGGGGCGAATTTAGATTAAATAGTGGAAATCCTTATAAAAGTTATAGATTTGGACCATTACTTATTCGTGTGTTTCTGAGGGGGGCGAAATAGGATCGACGGGCAGTTAATAGGAATTCGGAGTTACACGGTTGGTCGCGTATAGACCAAAAACTACAAGTGCCAATGATAACATTGCACCTATGGCCCTTGCTGCGTAAGCAGTAAGTGTCGGGGTTTCGGTG